GATCTCTAAGAGGAATAGTAAATGAGACCAGTATCTGTCGGACTTAACCCCACAGCAAATACGCTGACAACTGTTTATACAGTTCCTACGGGTTATTACGCCAAGTTTACTGTGATGTACATTCACAATACTGGTGGCTCGACTAAGCACATTACTGTTCAATGGTATGACGCAAGTGCTGCTACTACCTTGGATATTCTTACTTCTTACGACTTTACTTCAAAGCAATACCTTCAGTTTGATGGCAATGCTTATATCGTTTTAGAAGAAGGCGATAGAATTCAAATTACTACTCAATCTGCTAGTAGCTTTAGTTTTATTGCAACATTTGAGGTTCAGGGAGCACAACGAACATGACCTACTTAGAACTTGTGAATGACGTTCTCACCCGTTTGCGTGAGACAACTGTTTCTACAGTCTCAGAAACGGCCTATTCCGCATTGATTGGCAAGTTTGTCAATGATGCCAAGCGTCAGATTGAAGATTCCTATAACTGGAATGTTCTATCTCAAACAATCACAGTTACTACTGTTAGTGCCACAAGTTCTTATTCTTTGACAGGTGCGGGTCAGAAGTTTCGTATTAACGATGCTATCAACACTACCAGTGTTATAACTTTAGACAACACTACAACTGCGGATATGAACCGCAAGTTGAACTTTGGCACACCTTCACAGTCTATTCCTTCAGAGTTCTGCTTTAACGGGGTAGATGGTAGTGGCGACACAAAGATTGACCTGTTTCCCGTTCCTGATGGTGTCTATACACTGAAGTTTGATTTGACCATCCCACAGGCTAATCTGTCTGCTGATGGCACTTCAGTCAAGGTTTTGGACTATTTGGTGACTCAGAGTGCTTATGCCCGTGGTTTGATTGAGCGTGGTGAGGACGGAGGCACTGCTTCTAATGAGGCTTATGCTCTGTTCCGTGGAATGCTATCTGACGCTATTGCATTGGAAAGCACTCGTTACCCTGAAGATAACTTTGTGGCGGTCTAATGGCAGCTCCTTTACAAAGTCAAAGCATTAGCGCACCAGGCTTTTATGGCCTGAACACGCAAGACTCGCCCTTAGATTTATCTTCTGGCTTTGCTTTAACTGCGTCTAACTGTGTGATTGACCAATTTGGTCGTATTGGCGCACGCAAGGGATACACACTTGTTAACGCTTCATCAGGCAATCTAGGCTCTAACAATGTGGGTGTAATCCATGAATTAGTCCAAACTGATGGCACTTTGACTGTTCTGTTTGCGGGAAACAACAAGCTATTTAAACTTGGAACTGCTAATGCTGTGACAGAATTGACCTATGGTGGTGGGGGTTCTGCTCCAACTATCACAGCATCTAATTGGCAATGTGCATCTTTGAATGGCATCGCTTATTTCTTCCAAACGGGTCACGATCCACTCATCTTTGACCCTGCTGTTAGCACAACAACATTCAGACGGGTATCTGAGAAGTCAGGCTATGTAGCGACTGTTCCGCAAGCAAACATTGCTATCTCAGCATTTGGTCGTTTGTGGGTGGCTAATACATCCACAGATAAAGTTACGATTACCTTCTCAGACCTGATTGCGGGTCATGTATGGTCAGGTGGTACTTCAGGAACATTGGATGTTTCTAGGGTATGGCCTAATGGTGCTGATGAGATTATGGGTCTAGCGGCTCACAATGATTTCTTTTTCATCTTTGGTAAACGGCAGATTCTTGTTTACTCAGGTGCTTCTACTCCCGCATCCTTGGTTCTGTCAGACACAGTAGGCTCTATTGGGTGCATTGCTAGGGACACTATTCAGTCAATTGGTACTGATGTGATCTTCTTGTCGGATTCTGGTGTTCGTTCTCTGATGAGGACAATCCAAGAGAAGTCTGCACCCCTCAGAGACTTGTCTAAGAATGTGCGTTCTGACCTTATTTCATCTTTAGCAGTAGAGACTCTAGCTAATCTAAAGTCTGTTTACTCAGAGAAGAATGCTTTTTACTTGTTGACCTTACCTGTCACAGCACAAGTCTTTTGTTTTGACACAAAGATGCAATTGCAAGATGGTGCTTTTAGAGTAACTAAGTGGGACTCTATTACGCCTACTGCTTTGTACTCACTGAGGAATGGTGATCTGTACATTGGTAAGAGTGGCTTTATTGGCAAGTATGGAAGTTTCTTAGATAACACTTCTACTTACCGATTGAGCTACTTTACTAACCATGCAGACCTTGGTAATGAGAATCAGATTTCTATTCTCAAACGAATTAAGGCCATCATCATTGGTGGCTCTAACCAGTTCGTGACGATTAAGTGGGGCTTTGACTTTGCTGCCAACTACTTGTCAGAAAATGCTTTTATCCCTACTCAACAAAACTATGAGTACGGCCTTGCTGAGTACGGAGTAGCAGAATACTCAGGTGGACTCTTGATTAAGACACTAGACGTAAATGCTTCTGGTGCGGGTAAAATTGTTCAAACAGGTTACGAAACCACTATCAACGGCACTCAACTGTCAATTCAGAAGATTGAAATTCAATCTAAGAACGGGAAAATATCATGAGTGCACTTCTAAAAGTTGTTAAGACTTCAAAAGTTTGTGGATGGTGCAAAATTGATAAACCCTTAACTGATTACACAAAGAACAATGCGGCTTCAGATGGCTTGCAATACAAATGTAGAACTTGTGATTTAGCCTATCAAGCAAAACGCAGGGCTGAAAATTACGAAGAAGATCTTGAATACTCTCGGACATATCAACGCAATAGACGCAAAAACTTTGACTATCGCTTGCAAATGTTAATTAACGCATCAAAGCAACGAGCAAAAAATAAAGATCGTGAGCATGCGATTACTGTTGAAGATGTGAAAGCAATCTATCCTAAAGATGGATGTTGCCCTATTTTTGGAATGAAATTAGAATTCAATACTGCTGGATTTAGAGAAACAAGTCCTAGTATTGACCGCATAGATTCAACAAAAGGTTACACACCAGATAACATTCAAATTATTTCTTGGAAAGCAAACCGAGTTAAAGGTTATGCAACTTTACAAGAGTTGGAAATGTTAGTGGCATATTTGAAATACGGAGAATGACATGAGCCAATACACAAAAAGTACCAACTTTGCGACTAAAGACAACCTCACGCCTGGTGATCCACTCAAGGTCGTCCGTGGTACTGAGATTGATACTGAGTTCAATAACATTGCTACTGCTGTTGCGACTAAGACAGACAACTCTGCTGCCGCAATTACTGGTGGTGCAATCGATGGTGCAACTGTAGGCGCAACCACTCCCGCAACAGGTTCGTTCACAACCCTAGCGGCATCTGGCACAACAACTCTAGCGGGTGCATTGGTTGGTGCGGTAACTCAAGCGGCATTTAATACTGTCTCAACCACTTTGAATCTTGGTGGTGCGGCTACTGCTTTGAACCTCGGTGCGGCTACAGGTACAGCCACAGTCAATAACACAACCTTGGCGGCTAAAGCAATCACGGCAAGCACCACTTTGGCGGTAACAGGTACATCTACTTTGACAGGTGCTGTAACGGCAACTGCGGGTGTATCTGGCCCGATCACATCTTCTAGCGTGTCAATCACGGGTGGATCAATCACAGGTATTACAGACTTGGCGGTAGCAGACGGAGGAACTGGTGCTTCTACAGCGGCTGGTGGTCTAAACAACCTTTTGCCAAGCCAAACAGGTAATGCAAGCAAATACCTTCAGACTGATGGCACTAACGCTACTTGGGATGCGGTAAGCCTTTCTACTGCTGACATTACTGGAACTCTAGGTGCTGCTAATGGCGGTACAGGCGTATCAAATAATGCGGCAATGACTGTGACGGGTTCTGGAAACTTTGCTTACACAAGAACTTTGACAGGCACAACAAACGTCACTTTCCCCACAACGGGAACATTGGCGACATTGGCTGGCACAGAAACCCTGACAAACAAAACACTTACAAGCCCAATACTAACAACTCCTACTTTGGGTGTGGCTACAGGCACATCATTCCAAGGCATCATTGGTAATGTGACCCCTGCGGCTGGTAACTTCACAACCCTTGGTGCATCCTCTACAGCTACGCTAAACACACTTGCTTCTAGCGGTGCTACTCTGACAGGTGGAACAATCAATGGAATGACTGTGGGTGCTACTACGGCATCTAGTGGTGCGTTTACGACTGTTACAGCATCGACTGCAATTGGCACAGCAAGCGGTGGCACAGGCTTAACATCATTCACATCAGGCGGTGTGGTGTACGCATCTAGTTCTAGTGCATTGGCTACTGGCTCTGCGCTTACTTTTGATGGGACTAATTTAACAACCACTGGAAGTATTTTTCTTGCATATGACCAAGCTCTTTATTTTAAAAACTTAAGCGGCACAAATCGTCAGGTGCTTGCTTACGCAAACAACACATATCTTGATGGTGCTGATGGTTCTATTATTTTTAGAACAGGTACATCACCATCTGAAGGTATGCGCCTCACATCCTCAAGCCTTTATACGGCTAGTGGAATCAATGTAGGTATTGGTACAAGTTCGCCAGCACAACGACTTGATGTCAACGGCAACGCACAAATTGGCAACGCAACTGCTGGCACAAA